TCTGCTGGTGGGAAATTAGCAAGAGGTGTTGTTAGAAGAGGACTGAGAGGTTTAAGAATTGATTTAGGTCAAACAGCTTCTGCTTTAGGAAACAACCTTAATTACGGTTAACAAATGGATCTTGCTAAGAATGTTACTGCTGCTGCTAGATATGAGCAGCTTCAAAGTGAACGATCTGGGTATCTAAGAGATGCTCAAGATGGTTCTAAATTAACGATTCCATCTTTAATACCAGAATCTACAAACGGTAAACACGCAAAGATAAAAACACCTTTTCAATCAGTAGGTGCAAGAGCTGTTAACTCACTATCTTCAAAACTTCTTGTTGCTCTTCTACCTCCAAGTACCCCTTTCTTCAAACTGGCTATTGATTCACTTGCTTTAATACAGGAAGGACAGGAAGGATTAGAAACAGAAATAGATAAAGGTTTAAGAGTTATAGAAAATGCTTTGATGCACGAGATAGAAATATCTAATGACAGGGTTGCAATGTTTGAAGCCCTTAAACATTTGATTGTTGGTGGTAATGTTCTTCTCTACCTAGCTGATAAAGGTTTAAAGGTTTATCACCTAGACAGATTTGTTTGTAAACGTGATGACGTTGGTAATGTCTTAGAAATAATTACAAAGGAAACTGTTAATCCTCAAGCGTTACCAAAAGAATTTTTAGAACAAATACAAAAGAAAGAAGGATATGACCAAGACAATATGGGTGATGACATTGACATCTATACCCAAGTAAAAAGAACTGGAGATGAATTTTATTGGTATCAAGAATGTAAAGGAGAAAGGATTCCTGGTACTGATGGAAAAGGAAAGGTTGATGTATCTCCTTGGATAGTTCTTAGATGGACTAGAAGAGATGGAGTTGATTATGGAGATGGATATGTCACTGAGTACAAGGGGGATTTGATTAGTCTTGAGTCTTTGATGCAAGCAATAATTGAAGGTGCTGCTGCCAGTGCTAAGACATTATTTTTGGTCAATCCAAATGGTGTAACTAGAGCAGCAACTTTAGCTAAAGCTCCTAATGGTGCGATAAGAGAAGGAACTGCTTCTGATGTTTCTGTTCTTCAAGTTAATAAAGGTGCTGACTTCCAAGTATCATTTAGTGCTATTCAACGTATAGAAGCAAGACTTGAATATGCCTTCCTTATGGCTAGGTCTGTTCAAAGAGATGCAGAAAGAGTAACTGCTGCTGAAGTTTCTATCATGGCTAATGAATTAGAAAATAGTCTTGGTGGTATCTATTCAATACTGACTCAAGAATTTCAGCTTCCTTATTTAAAGAGAAGGATGCACATGTTAGTCAGATCTGGTAAGGCTCCTAAGCTTCCAGATAAATTAGTTCAACCTAAGATCGTTACTGGTCTTCAAGGATTAGGTAGAGGTAATGACAGAACTAAATTAATAGAATTTATAGGGACTGTTTCTCAAGCTTTAGGACCAGACATCATGCGCCAATACATGAATGTGGATGAAGCAATTAAACGTTTAGCTAACTCAATTGGAATAGAAACCGCTAACCTAGTAAAGACCCAGGAAGAAATTGCTCAAGAGCTTCAAGCTCAACAACAGCAGCAAATGATCCAACATCTTGGACCAGCTGCTTTAGGATCTCCTTTAATGGATCCACAAAAACAAGCCAAAGCACAACAAACTACGGAGGAAATCGATGCCAACCAAGAAGCAACCTGAATCAACACCAGAAACTGAAACACAAGTTGAAGCAACACCTGCTCCTAAACAGGAGGAGATTGCAAAAGCTGTTGTCAGTAGAATTGGTGAATACACTGAGCCTCAACCTCAGATAGTGGAAACCAAGACTCGTAACGGAAACACAATTACTACATCTAAAGGTTAATTTCTATGGCTGAATCACAAGTAGCTGCTACTGAAACTCCTCCTATGTCAAGAGAGGATTTAGAAACTCTTGCTAAAACTGAAACAGATGATGAAGGTCTGATTCTTGGGAAGTTTAAATCTGTTGATGATCTTGCTGCTTCTTATAAAGAATTAGAAGGAAAGCTAGGACAACAAACAGAAGAAACTTCTGAAGAAGAAACTAAAGAAGAAGCATCTGAATTTAATGCTGTTGAAGTTTATGGTGAAGGTCTAGCTAATGTCTTTGAAAAAGCAGAGATTGATGCTGAAGACTTGAGTAAGAGATTTGCTGAATCAGGTGAACTTTCAGAAGATGACTACAGCAAATTAGAAAAAGCTGGTCTACCAAAAACTTTAGTTGATACTTATGTCAATGGTCTTCGTGGTCAATCACAAGATCAAAGTCAAGTAGAACAAGTACAGGTAGATGATGTAATGAACTCTATTGGTGGTAAAGAAGAGTATCAGAAACTAACTACTTGGGCAGTAGCAAACATACCTCAAGGTGAACTTGAATCATTCAATAATTTATTAGATACAGCTGATGCTTCTACTATTAAAATGGCAACACAAGGACTTTATTCAAGGTATAAAAACGCCATGGGAACTGAACCTAATTTGGTAAGTGGTAAATCTGGTGTTAGTGGTACTTCACCATTTAGATCAACATCAGAAGTAGTAGCCGCTATGAAAGATCCCCGTTATGGAAAGGATGTAACTTACACAGAAAATGTACAAAACAAGTTAGCTGAATCAAATGTCTTTAATGTAAAGGGTTAATACTTTTTCTATTCACTGTTATTATTTAATTACTTCTAAGTTTTTCTCAATATTAAGTTGCCCCTTGCGAGGGATAACATCTTGAGAAAGGAAAGGCAGCGAAGTTCCAAACAAACTTTTCAACTCAAGGAGTAACTTATGGCTAACGCCACAGTTTCACGCCTTGGTCTGGTTAACAATAGTGGTACTTCATATGATGCCTTGTTTCTCAAGGTGTTTAGTGGAGAGGTGCTAACTGCTTTTTCTGAAAATAATGTTTTCGGAGAGAAGCTTCATTCCGTAAGAACTATTTCTTCTGGAAAGTCAGCACAATTCCCAGTAATGGGTACTGCAACAGCGGCTTATCACACAGTTGGTACACCGTTAGTTGGTGCAAACCAGATCAAAGCGAATGAAAAGATCATCACAATTGACGATCTATTAATTTCACAAGCTTTCGTCAGCAACCTAGATGAGCTGAAGAATCACTACGATGTTCGCTCTACCTATGCTTCTGAATTAGGAAAGGCTCTAGCCCGTACTTATGACGAAAATGTAGCAAAGGTAATAGCTAACGCTTCTCGTGCTTCAGCAACAATCTCTGGTGGAAGTGGCGGTACTGTTCTAACTCTTGCTTCTGGTAACACTGCATCTGCAAACGTTACTGGTGATGAGTTAGCAGCCGCTATCTATGACATCGCTCAGGCATTTGATGAGCGTGACATTCCTTCTACAGATAGATTCATTGTTCTGCCACCAGCGGAATATTACAAACTACCTGAATCAGCTACTCGTACTATCGATACTGATTACAACCCAGGTGGCAATGGATCATTTGCTAGTGGTCGTGTTCTACAAGTTGCAGGAATGCCTGTAATTATGTCGAATAATGTTCCACAAACTAACGTTTCATCTAACCCAACAGGTGCTAATAACGCCTATAACGGTGATGACAGTAAGACACTTGGTTTAGTCTTCCATAAGTCAGCAGTTGGTACTGTAAAACTAATGGATATGACAACTGAGATCTCTGGTTCTGATTACGGAATCATGTATCAAGGTACATTGCTAGTAGCAAAGTATGCTCTTGGTCATGGAATCCTAAGACCAGAAGCAGCAGCTACAATTAAGTTATCTGCTTCTTAATTCACTTATATAGAAGGGTACTCATATACTGTGGGTATCCTTCTTTTTTTTGCTATGTCTTACGGTAAGAAAAAAGTAAAAACAAAAGGTACTAAGAAAAAATGACAGCAACAACAGAACTAGAAGCAGTCAACATAATGCTTGCTTCTATTGGTGAATCTCCTATCAACTCTTTGACAGGGACTCTTCCTGTTGATGCAAAGATTGCTCAAAATACTTTGAATGAAGTTAATAAAGAAGTTCAATCAGAAGGATGGCATTTTAATACTGAAGTAGATGTCACCTTAACGAGAGATGCTTCTGACAATATTACGTTGGCTTCTAATACTTTAAGAGTTGACCCTAATCTCTACGATCACCCAACTGTTGATGCAGTACAAATTGGTTCAAAGCTCTACGATAGAAAGAACCATAAGTATGAATTTGACGAAGATCTTAAATGTGTAGTTGTTTACTTCAGAACGTTTACAGAAATAACAGAACCAGCCAGAAGATATGTAATGATCAAAGCTGCAAGAATATTTGTTGATCGTCTTGTTGGTGATGAAGGCTTAAGAACATTTACACAACAAGATGAAGTAAGAGCAAGATCAATATTAATGGAGACTGATTACTCTAATGCAGACCATAATATCCTTAGAGGTGATCCAGCAATGGCTGATGTATTTGCTACCTACTCACCTTCTGATGTTCTTTTAAGGTAATCATGGGAGTAATTTCAAGATCTATACCAACACTTTTAAAAGGTGTTTCACAAGCTGCTGATTCATTAAAATTACCTGATCATGCAGATATTCAACAGAATGCAACATCCAGTCCAGTAAGAGGATTAAAGAAAAGAAGTGGTAGTCAATATGTAGCTACTGTTAATTCTTCTACTGTTGGTAACGTACATATACAAACAATAAATAGAGATGTAAATGAAAGATATGTAGCTGTTTTTGGTAATCAATCAGTCAAAGTTTATGATATTAATGGTGTAGAAAAGACAGTTACATCACCCGATGGTGTTGCTTATTTAACTTCTAGTAATCCTAGAGAAGATTTTAAAACAGTAACAATAGCTGACTATACCTTTGTGGTTAATAGTAGTAAGACAGTGACTATGGACACTGCTTTAAGTCCATATAACACTACACAAGCAATAGTATTTATTAGTCAAGTTTCAGATAACACTACCTATTCAGTAACTGTTGATAGTACAACTGCTAATAAAGATACAACAAGTGATAACCCATTAAGTACAAGTACAGTTACGTCTGCTTTAAAAACATCTTTGGATGCAGGATTATCTGGTTTTACTGTTACAGCTTCTGGACCTGTTCTTTGGATTAAAAAGAATGATGGAAGTAATTTTACTATTACCGCTTCTGATACACAGGGTAATAGTCAAACTATTTTAGTAAAAGATTCAGTACAAAACTTTTCTTCTTTACCTGTTATTGCTCCTAATAATTATGTAGTAGAAGTTAAAGGTGATGTATCAACAGCCTTTGATAATTACTTCGTTAAATTTGTTACTAATAACGGTGGTACTTTTGAAGAAGGACAATGGGAAGAAACTGTAAAACCAGGTATTAATTATAAATTTAATTACACAACTATGCCTCATGTATTAGTGAGACAAGCTGATGGTAATTTTAGATTTGCACAAGTAGATGGTGACAGTTATACCATTAGCGGTACAAGCTATACATTACCTAAATGGGGAGAAAGAACAGCTGGAGATACTGTTAGTGCAGCTAATCCTACATTTGTAGATACAAAAATAAATAACGTTATCTTCTTTAGAAATAGACTTGGTTTCTTAGCTGACGATAATGTAATTATGTCTAGGGTGTCAGATTTCTTTGAGTTTTTCCCTGAAACAGTTACTACTATTATTGATTCAGATCCTATTGATGTAGCTGCTTCTCATACAAAGGTTGCAATTTTAAAACATGCAGTCACTATTGGAGAACAGTTAATTTTATTCTCCGATCAAACACAATTTGTACTATCAAGTTCATCAGATACATTAACTCCAAAAACAGCAAACGTTATTGTAGAAACTGAATTTGAAAGTAATACAGATGCTAGTCCTGTAGGTGCTGGTCGTAGTATTTATTATTTAACCAAGAAAGGATCTTTTGCTGGTGTAAGAGAATATATATTCCAAGTAGATATAGAAACTAATGATGCTACTGATGTCACTATTCATGTTCCTAGATATATACCATCTGACATATTTAAGATGGCAGTTTCTTCTAATGAAGATGTTCTTGTTCTTCTAGGTACAAATGAACCAAATAAGCTTTATGTAAATCGTTGGTTATATGGTGATAATTTCCAGAAGATTATAAATAGTTGGTCAACTTTTACTTTTAATTCTTCAAGAACTATAAGAAATATTGATTTTATTGGAACTGATTTATATCTAATAGTTGAAGAAGCAAATGGAACCACATTAGAAAAGATACCTTTAGAACCTGAATATAAAGAAGCTAATGCAGATTTTGAATATCACTTAGATCATAAAGTAAAAGAATCAACAACAGGTGTTTCTGTTGCTTATAGCTCTGGTACAACTACTTTTACTGTTCCTTATAGATTAAGAGCTTCTATGGTTGTTGTAGGTAGATATTTAGCTGATGGAGAGACAAGTACTTATGTAGATCCTCAAGGTAATACTAAAAATTTAATACCTGGTCAAGTTCTTCAAACTACTAATGCAACAAATGGATCAACAGCAACAATAACAATTGCAGGTGACTATAGAAATTCTAAATTTATCATTGGTGAACCATATGAAATGCAATATAGATTTGCTACTCAACGTTTAACAGAACAACCAACTGGAGGTCCAGCTGAATTAATGAGTGGTCGATTGCAACTTCATCATTTTTATTTGAAATATCAAAACACTGGTTTCTTTAAAGTAGAAGTAACTCCTGAATATAGAGATACATCTACTCATAAATTTACTGGTCGTTTATTAGGTGCTGCTTCTAGTTCTATTAATACTCTGAACTTAGAAACAGGTACATTTAGATTTCCAATAATGAGTAAAGCAGAAGGAGTGACGATTGATATTAAGAATGACACCTTCTTACCAACAACATTATTGTCAGCTGAATGGGAAGCAATGTTCCATATGAAATCAAGAAGGGCTTAATGGCATATTTAAAGAAAGCAACATTTGATGATGTACTTCATGTAACTAAGAATATGAGAGATATGGATAGAAATGAATGCTGGTTACAAACAGCACAACCAGTAGAAGACTTAATTAAATTAGCTTTTATAAGTGGAGGAGAAAATCTAACTATCTCTAATGAAGAAGGAAAACCAGTAGGTCTTTGTGGAGTGTCGAATACTTGCAGAATATGGATGGTTGCAACTGATGAACTATTTTCAGAAAAAAAAGATAGACTTGATTTAATAAAAAAAGGGAGGATATGGGTGGATAATCTGCTCGAAACTCATACCCTCCTTTATAATTTTGTTTATGCAGAGAATAAGCCAGCTATTAAATGGTTAAAGGCTTTAGGATTCTCTTTTATTAATCTCCATCCTCTCTATGGAACTTTTAAAAAACCCTTCTACGAGTTTGTGAGGATTAATTAAATGGTTTGGGCTGCTGCTATCGGTTTAGGGATTTCGGCTCTTTCAGCTTATAGTTCCCATCGCAATCAGAAAAAACAGATTGAGCAACAAAATGCTTATAACCAACAGAATTATCAGGATAGCCTTCAGTACAGAGAAGAAGTCAAAGAATATAACAAGAAAGTAGCTGGTTATAAATATCAAGCATCTATACTTGCTACTAATTCTGCACTACAAGCCTATTCAGATCTTAGTGAAGGTCATCAAGCCATTATCAGAGAACACCGAATAAAACAATCAGAAGATAAACAAAGAATATCTAAAAAAGCATTAGAAGCTAAGGGTGCAGCAAGAGCAATGGAACGATCAGGTCGTGTAGCAGCATTAGTAGAAATGGATCTTGAACGACAAAAAGCTGATTTTTTCAGACAAAATGAAATGACAATGGCATCAAGAGAAGATCAATATCGAAGAGAAATAAAAAGTTTAGATGCACAATTAGATACTAGATTGAATCAAGCACAGGATCTGTGGAATTTAGGATTGCAAATTGAAGATTCTCCCACTGGGGTAGTACAACAACCGACACCAATAGCAGCACCAAGCCCGTGGACACCTGCATTGCAAGTAGCAGCAGCAGGATTAAACACTTGGACATCTATGAAAATGAGATCACAAGGAGTAACAACTGCTAATAATTATCAAACTAATCCTTATAACATTGAGTTTTAATGACTAATAGTTACTTTTCACCTCAAGCACAACCTAGAGATACTTATGTAACTCCTAGCACAACTGCCCCTTTTGCTAAACCTCAAAGAAAAGATCCTCCTCCTAAACCTAGTCCAACAAACGAATGGACAGGATTAGTTAATGCTCTTGCAATAGTTAATCCTGCTATTCAGAAATATCTTGGATATAAACAATTAGAATGGGAAAAGAAAGAAGAAGGTCTAGGTATTCAACAAGCTATTGAAGACAGTGCTGATGGGTTTAAAGATGTTGTAACAACTGTAAAACAAGAAGACGGAATAGAAAAAGCTAGACAAGTAATTGGTGGAAGCATGTTCAGACAAGGTGCTTATGAAAGAACTAAAGCAACAATATTAGGTAATACTATTGAAAGTAAACTAGAAAGTAATTATTCATCAGCAGTAATAAATAGTAAACCTATTGTTTCTTATAAAGCTGATTCACCTGAATTTCAAGACTGGTTAAGCACTCAAACTCAAGGAGCTATTTCACAATTAGGTGACATTAATCCTATTCATGTTAATAACAAATTCAGCGGAAAACTAACTAATGCCACAAGTAAGATTGTCGAGACCCAAATAAAAAAACATAACGAATGGAAACTAGAGCATTTTAAAGGCCTTAGTGCTCCTATTGTCCGTAATATTATTGCTAATAAAGATAATCCAGAACGTGTTGAAGAAATAATAGGTGTATATGAAAAATCTATAATTGATTTAGGTATTACTGGTAAAGATCGAACAGATATTAATGAAGCAATTATTGAAGTATTAAAAAATGAAGCCTTAGCTGTTGGTATGACAGATGATCCTGATGATGGTGATTTTGAAAATGCTATGGAGATATTGGATCTTGCAGCAAAATTTCCTTGGGGACCAGGTGGACAATTAACTCTAGATCAAAATGCAGATTTCTTAGAAGCAAAAAATGAGATTAGAGATAAATTAGAAGACTATAGAGAATCAATGGCTGTAAGAAAAGAAAAAGAAGCAAAAAGATTAAAGCAAGAAACAATACATAACGGATTAAAAGATTTCAGTAAAGCAATACAAGCAGGTGATACAAATAAAGCAAATGAAATAATGTCTAATCTTTCTTCTCAATATCCAGAAGAAGCTAGTAAATTAAATGTAGATCGTACTGCTTTAGATGGAACTAGTATAGAAAAATGGACACAACTTAGATCAAGAATAGTTCTGGGTGGATTTGAAAGTAAAGCTGATGCAAGTATTGCAGCATTGCAATGGTTCAACGAAGCAGGATATACCCCACAAAATGCAAAACAACTTGATATTTTAATGCGAAATATAGATAACTTAGAACAAGGTAATTTTAGTTTTATGAATAAATCATTAGGTGAACTTCAGGGTCAAATTAATAATGAATTTAGACGTGATTCAAGTTGGTTTATTGCAGATACTGGACTATTAAAAGGTGCTGCTTCTAGTAAAAGTAATAAAGTATATAATGCTGCTAGAGATAAATTTTATGATTGGTTTGAAGAATATCAAAACAAAAATAATAAAACTCCATCACAATTCGAGCAAGAGAAACAATTTAGAATTATTCGTGATGAAGCTTTAAAAGAAGCTCAAAAAGAAGCAGGTACAAGCGTTATAGAAAGTGGTGTTGGTAGTGGTGATAACAATGATCTACAAGGTGCTGCTGACACTAATCAGAAACAATCATCAGATCAAGCACAACCTGGTGACTGGTATAAGGATAAAACTGGACAGATCTACATCATGCAAGATTTTGGAAAGTTTACTCCAAGTAGGAGACTAGGTACAGGTAAAGAAGTGCAAGCACCTAGTACTGAAAACAACAATCAGAATGATTCCTTACAAGGAGCAATGAGTTCTAATCCACTAACAGAAGGAATTAATAATGTAGTCAATTCTTTATTTACTCCACCAGCAGCAGCAGGAACTTTAGATGAACAAGACAGATATGAAGGAAGCGATCAATTACCAACGATGGAAGAAGCTATACAAAATTTACCTCCAGTACCAGTTTCAAAACAACAAGCATTAATAGATGGTGCTGCTGAATTAGGAGTAAAACCAGAAGACTTAGCAGCTATTATTTCATACGAAACTATTGGTACTTTTGATCCACAGATAGTAGGGACAGACAAAGATACTGGTGATACTTATCAAGGCTTAATTCAATTTGGTCCTTGGGAAAGAGAACACTACAACATAACTACTGATATGTCTTTCCAAGAACAAGTGAAAGCTGCTGTTCAATTTATGAAAGATCGTGGTGTTAAGCCTGGTCATGGTCCTAAAGAAATGTACGCTGCTGTATTAACTGGCCATGTATCAAATATTAAAAAAGGTGGATTAGACTGGGTAGATGCTAATGGAACCACCGTTAACAAAGCACTCAAAGACTTACTTCCTGGTGGTGGCCATTACGAAAAAGGCGTTCAATTCCTAAAACAACAGAGTTAAATCATGTCTACACCATTAGAAAGAATTCAAAACTTTCAAGCTGATAGACAAGCTGCTGGTGAAGAATTTCGTAAAAAACTTAGAGAATCAGAAAAACAATTAAAACAAACAACAACTAGCAAAGTTCTTAGAGGACTTATTAGTGGTCCTATAAAAGCGATTAATGAAACAGTAGAAACTGTTGATGATGTATATGATTATTTTGCTGGGAATCCTTATGACAATAACGATTTAATAGATCTTCAAGGTATTGGTTTAGAAGTAGAAGGAGATAAAGAAGATTGGACTTATACAGTTCCACGGGCAATAACACAATTTCTACTTCCTATGGGAGTAGTGAGTGGTGGTACTAGAAAAGTAATTACAAATCCTTGGGTAAGAGGTGCTGTTGCTGGTACTGTTGCTGATCTTGTTGTTCAAGATCCATATGAAGAAAACTTATTCAACATGCTGGATAAGCATCCAAGTCTTAGAAGCCCTGTAACAGAATTATTAAAAGCTAAAACACCAGAAGAGATAGGAGTAGCAGAAGCAAGATTAAGACAAGCTGCTGGTGGATTCTTAATTGGTGAGACCCTGACAGGTCTTGTCCGAGGAACAGGAGCTGGATTTAAAGCTCTGAAACCAAAAGTACAAGAAAAAATATTAAAGAGATTGATGAATGATGAAAATATTCAAGTTGTTCACGCTATGAGTGATGACTTAGACAATCTTGGTGATGAAATAATTCCTTTAGGTCAAGGTCAAAATATTCCTTTAACAGCAAAACAAATAAAAGATCAAATAGATAATCGAATAGTAGATATTGATGTTGAAGTAGCAGAAATAAAAAGAGAAATGAATAGGCTTTCTAAAGTTGAACCTAATAATAAAGAAGGTTATGAAACATTATTTAAACAGAAAAGTGAATTAATTAATGAACAAATAAAACTAGAAAAAACAACACCAACAGATATTGACGCAATAGTTAAAGATCAACAAACAATTGAACCAGATATTCCTTTAACTAAACAAGAGATAAGAAATCGTATTAACGATCTTGAAGTTGAATGGGCAATCCATAAAAGAGATTTTAAAAAAGAGTTTCCAGATGTCGGAACAGTTGGTGGAATCGAGCCAAGTTCTTTACCACCTGAACGTCTTAAAAAATATCAAGAAACTGTTGGAAGACATTTTGAATTAAGGAATGAAATCGCACGGTTAAACGATGAATTAAAAACAGCACCAAAAAATATTCCTTCTAGTAAGACTCCCCTTTCAGACAACTTAAAAGCTGTTATTAAAGCATCTAATGAAATAGATAGAAAATTA